TAACGAGAAGTGGCGAAACATGCTGGCGAGAAACTAGCCACGGCATACCCGGTCTAGATTCCGCCCTGCTGCCCATACCGTGAGCGAACCAGCCGCACCGCTGGCACTCGCACACGAGAGGGCACCACATGCCAATTGGCTCAGTTGAGATCACGCTTGGTAAAGACGTGACTATCACGGGCGTCGCGAACGCTCGGTCATGCACCGTCACCAACTCGGCGTCAGACGTTGACGTCACGAAGTTCGGCGACACTTCCCGCAAGTTCCGCAAGGCTCTCATCGAGCAGACGATTGAGCTTGAATGCGTGGACGCTCCAGGCGTCAGCATCGGCGGGACGTTCACCATCAGCGGCACGCAGACAGGAAACGCGACGTACATCTGCACCAACATTGGTCAGAGCCAGCCGCTCGACGGAATTATCACCTTCACTGTGTCGGGCTCTCGCACGGTCAGCGCCTAACCACTCACACAAGGAAATTCTCACATGGCTATTTCTCTCGGAAAAGACGCAGCGTCCGCTCCTCCGTTTGGCGAAGGCATCATCTCGGCGAGCTTCACGGAAGAGTGCGAGACGATTGATGTCTCGAATCGGTCCAACGTTGGCGGCTCTGCCGGTGTTCCTGGCCGCAGGGTGAGTCGTGCGGGCTTCGTGACGAAGACGTGGGAGATTGAGTGCCACGATCCTGATGGGCTCATCACCTCGTTGACCGCAGCCGGCACCGCTGGCTCGTTCTCAATCATGAGCGTGTCCGAGAACATCGGCGTTGACGGAGCAGTCACCTACAACGTGACAGCCAAGGAGTTCTAGTGGCTATCACGCTGGGGAAAGACTGTTCCATCGTTCTCGATGGCGGCTACATCGCCAGCGCCCGCAACGTCATGTTGACAGAGTCGGCTCGCACGATTGACGTCAACCCGTACGGCAGTCGCTACGCGGCAACCTACAGCACCGGATACGACTGCACTGTGAGCGTTGAACTAAACGACGCTGCTGGACTCGGCACGGCGTTTCAGAAGATGCACACGGGCGGGACGTTCACAGTGTTTGGTGGTGCCGCCGGGTTTTCATTTCTCGCAGTGATGACCGGCATCAGCGAGAGCGACCCGGTAGATGGCGTGGCGACTTTCACGCTTGAGGGCAAGATGACCGACCCTAGGCTAGTGAGGGAGTAGGCATGCGTGAGTTCAGGGACGACCAGGGCAGACCGTGGCAGGTGGCGTTGACCGTCGCCTCTGCCCTGCGTGTCCGCGACAACGTCACCGTTGACGTCGTGGACGAGGAGACCGGCGAGCGTAAGGCTGTGCCATTCGACATGGTGGACGCTGCGAACATCTCGCAGACGTTCCAAGTGCTGCGTAGCCAGTACGCCAAGATTGGCGAGATCCTCTACGCACTGCTGACCAAGCAAGTCGAGACGAAGGGGCTGTCACGAGAAGACTTCCTTGACGGTCTGCGTGGCGATTCTCTGGACGCTGCGACGAAAGCGCTAGAGCAGGAACTTGTCGATTTTTTCCCGCAGCGCCTCCGCAAGATGATCGGTCTTCTCGCGTCCAAGATGGACGAAGTGGCAAACGAGATGCTCGGCAGAGCGGAGGCGGGTCTGGAGAAGGCGACGGTGGAGAGCCTCGCAGGAGCGTCTGGGACGCCATCTGGGAAGCCGCAGGAATCCTCGGAGTCTATCCCGGCAAGTGGACCGTCAGACAACTCTTCGCCGCTCGTGACAGCCGCCTAGAGCACGATTGGTGGCACACGGCAAACCTGCTGGCACAGCAGGCAAACATCAACCGGGACAAGAACTCGCCGAAGGCAGACCCTCGCAAGCTGAATCCGTACGCAAAGAAACCGAAGCCGAGACAGGCGACGCCTGATGACCTGAAACGCCTCTTTGGCAAAGACTGGCAGAAACACGTATGAGTGCTGGAGCAGTCAGAGCCGGTGGCGTATTTGTCGAGATCGGTGCCGATCCGAGGAAGTTTTTCTCGGCACTGACCAAGGTCAATAAGTCGCTCGGCAATATGGGCCGCTCACTCGCCTCGGGTGGCGGGCGTCTCGCAGCTGCCGGCATTGGCATGGCGGCACCGATTGCCGCTGCCGTGCAGCAGGGTGCGGCGTTTGAGTCAACGCTGCTCAACATTCGGGCGAGCACGGGTGCGACATCGGCGCAGATTGACCAGATCAAAGCATCGTCTATGGCGATGTCGCAGGCTCTCGGCGTCGGGCCGACCGAGGCTGCTCAAGGCATGCTTGAACTGCTGAAGGCTGGCATGTCGCTTGATGCCGTGCTCGGCGGTGCAGGCAAGACGGCGTTGGAGTTCGCCAAGGTTGGCGAGATGGACGTTGCTCAGGCGGCTGTGGTGATGTCGGACGCCATGAACGTGTTCAAGGTGTCATCCGACGTCGCCGCCAATGCGTTGTCCTCTGCTGCGGATGCGTCGAGCACCTCAATCGCTCAGATGTCGGAAGCGTTCTCAATGTCGTCTGCCGTCGCCGGCCTAGCGGGGCAGAGCATTGAGGACTTGTCTGCCACGCTGGCGATCCTCGCCAATAACGGCGTGAAGGGCAGTGACGCAGGCACCAGCGTCAAGACGATGCTGATGCGGCTGATGGCACCGGCTGACGATGCCGTGGGTGCTCTTGACCAACTCGGGCTTTCTGTCGCCTCGTTCCGTGGTGCTGACGGGCAGATGAAGCCGATGGTGGATATCATCGGCACGCTCACGCAGGCAATGGGCGGGCTTGACCAGACGGCGAAGGATGACATCTTCCGCCGCATCTTCGGTGCCGATGCCATTCGCGCCGCGTCGATTCTCGCCTCTGAAGGCGTGGATGGATTCACCAAGATGCGTGAAGCGATGGCATCCGCCCTGCCAGTGGGCGAGAAGTACAAGTTGGTGATGTCGGGCCTGGCTGGCTCGTTTGGTAGCGTGCTGGCGGCAATGCAGCGTATGGCGATTGCCATCACGGATGCCGTGGCGCCGGCTCTCGCGGGTGCGTTGCCGTTCATCACGGGATTCATCGACGGGCTGACGAAGCTGGCGACTGACAACAAGGAAGCCGTCGCGGCGTTTGCGAAGTTCGCTGTTGCTGCGGTCGCGGTCGGCAGTGCGATGGTCGGGCTTGGCATCTCGCTACAAGTGACGTCGTTTGGCCTGGCTGGAATCGGCAAGGCGGCAGCGTTCGCTCTGTCGCCTCTGACGATGCTGATCGGCGCAGCCTCCAAAGTCGGCCAGAGCTTTGCGCTGGTGGCGATGCCTGCAACGCTTAAGCTCGCAAACTCAATCGGCTCGTCGATGCTGGGAGCGTCAGCGTCCGTCCTATCGTTCGCTGCAACTGCTGGCAGTGCGATGGCTGGCTTTGCGGCGTCGTCTACCACGGCGTTGGCAGGCTTCGCCGCATCGAGTGCAGCCGGCTTTGTGCGGATGAGCGGTGCCGCCTCGGCTGCTGCTGCGGCAATGTTCCCGGTGTTCTTCACGGGATTCAATCGCGGAATCGCTGCTGGCGCTGGATTCTTTTCTGCAACGATTCGAGGACTCAACGGCGTCGTGATGGCGTCGAGTGCTCTGCGTGGTGCGATGTTTGCCGTGTCTGGTTCCGGCATGGCTCGCTTCGTCGGCGACATCGTCGGCGGGCTGACGCTCACCTACAAGTCTTTCGTGTGGTGGGCAACGGGTGCGTCAGCACGGATGGCACAGTACGCCGCCAATCTCACGGGTGCTGTCGGCAAGACGATTGCGTCAACCGCTGCGATGTCAGCGGCGTGGCTCGGCTCGGCTGCTCGTGGCGTGGCGGCATTCGTCGGCTCTGCCGTCGCTGGCATCGGCACATACCTCGCCGCCACTGCAATGGCTGTGGCTGGCTCTGTGGCGTCTGCTGCTGCGGTAGCGGCTGCGTGGCTCGCACCTCTGGCACCGCTTCTGCTTTTGTCTGCTGCCGCTGTAGGCGTCGGCGTCGCCGTCAAGCAGTTCGGCCCGCAGATCGCCGGTGCCTTCGCTGGGCTGGCGGGCTACGTGACCGAGGCTGGTGGTGCTATCGCTGGCGGTTTCTCGACTGCCGTCTCTGACGGCATCGTCGTCTTGGGCGACCTCGCCGCCACAGCCACGGCCACCTTCAACGGCGTCTATGAAGCAGTCGCTGCCGGTGACTTGTCCGGTGCGATGGACGTCCTCTGGGCTGGGCTCGTCGCTGGCTGGCTGCGTGGCGTCGAAGCGTTGATGTCGTACGTTGACCCGTGGGTTGCAGCGTTTCAGGACGTTTTCACCGACATCGGCTCAGGCATCTACATCGCGTGGGACAAGATTTACACAGACTCGGCGGCACTGCTCAACACGATGGGTGCCTTCATCATGGGGTTCTTTGACAACATCGCCAACGGAGTCATGGCGACGTTTGACAACCTCGTGGCTGGCATCCAAATCGCATGGACTCGGGTGCAGGGATTCATCACGGGTGCGAAGGACACGGAAGAGCGTGTCGCTGCAATCAGGGACGAGAACGCTGCCCGTGCAGAGCAGCGACGGCAGGAGCGTCCAGGCATTGAGAGCCGCACAGACAAGGCGGCAGAAGAGAACGCACAGGCAGAGCAGGAACGCAAGGACAGAGAGCAAGCCATCAAGGACGACGCCCAGGCGACGAAGGACGGCAGGCAGGTTGCAAACCAGCAACGGGCAGAGGACCGCCGGGCTGCGACGCAGGCGGCAGAGGGCAAGTTGTCCGACGCCACGACCGGCGCAAGTGAACGCAGGAAAGACGCTGCTAGCGCTGCTGAACTCCTGAGCGCCCTCGGCTCTGCATCGTCGCTTGATGAAATCTCAAACATCGGCGCGAGCATGGACGCGCTGATTGAGCGAGGCAACGTGGGCAGTGAGATGGAGTCAAAACTGCTCGACGCCTACTACGCTGCCTTCTCTCGCGTCAACGTCGCAAGTGCGGCATCGTCATCTTCCGAGAAGGCTGCGACGGCTGGTGCTGGTGCCGCTGGTGCTGACTCCGCGATGAGCAAGAGCGAAGTCGCTGGCACGTTCTCTAGCGTGAATCTCGGCGGCATGGGCTTTGGCTCGTCGCTTGCTGAACGCACGGCGAAGGCTGCGGAAGACACTGCCAAGGGTGTCGGTCAGCTTGTGCAGCAGGGACAAGCAGGAGTAGCAGCGTAATGTCAGGACTCGTTTGGGTTGAAGACGGCGACTCGCGCCAAGCAACGATTGTGCGTCGTGGCCGAAAGGCTGCCAGCACGATGACGAAGAGCTACAAGCTCTTTGGCACTGCCAACGACCTTGAGGTCCACGCTGCCGTCAACCAGCAGATCAGCACCGTTGGCTATGGCTGGCAGTATCCCGGCGTCGCTGATGCCCAGCTGTGGGCCGAGAGCTACTCGATCTCCTTCTTGGGCGATAACGCCTGGCAAGTCACGATCAACTACGAGAAGGCGGGGGCAGAGCCTGCAACGCCTGACCCGATGAAGCGTGCCCGGTCGTTCGATACGACGGGTGGGACGCAGCACATGACTCAGGCATACGCTGAGTCTGCATTTGGCATACTCGGCCAGACTCCACCATCGCAATACAACGCAATCGGCGTTGATTCAAACGGCGTCAACGGCGTTGACGTCGTGGTGCCTCAGCTTCAGTGGCAAGAGCAGTATGACGTGCCGAATGCGTACATCACGGCTGCGTACGTGCGAGGGATTGCAGGTGCCTCAGGGACAACGAACAACGCAGCCTTCCGTGGATTTGAGGCGGGCGAAGTGCTGTTCCTTGGGTGCAGCGGATCGCAGGAGTGGGACGACCAAAAGGGCAAGGGTCCGTGGTCGCTCTCGTACCGCTTCGTGGCGTCAAAGAACGTCACCGGACAGCAACTAGGCCCCATATTCGTTGACAAGAAGGGGCACGAATACCTCTGGGTTCGGTACGAGGATGACGTGTCTGGCTATAACCTGCTGAAAAAGCCCAAGGCTGTCTACGTCAACAAGGTCTACAAAGACTCAGACTTCTCTCTGCTTGGCATAGGCACGGGGTACGTCTAATGCCACGTCCAGACGGACGCATCGAGCCCGGCCAGCCGCTACGCGGTGCCATATCGGCACGGGCGTGGAATCGGGCGCAGGACGCTGCCGACTTGGTGCTCGGTGCCAATCCCGGCACAGAAGGCGTCCCTGGCTCGCCTGTGCTGAAGCCGTACACATGGGCGTACTGCCGTCCGTCTGTGACCGTCGCACGCTGGGGCGTGCTGGCGATCACTGGCGTGGCAATCACGCCTACGTCGTCGTCTGGCGGTGCTACAGCGTCATTCGAGGAAATGCCCGTACTGACGGGTGGCACGCCGTCTGTGACGACGACGGCCTGGTGCGTGGCAGTGGAGCCGATTGCGGCGAACGCTGTTGGCAGAGTGGCTGTGGGTGGCGTCGTGCAGTGCAAAGTCGATGTGACGAGTGCTGACGACAAGTTCGTTGCGTGCAAGGCATCGACGTCGGAACTCAAGACCGGCACGACGGGCGAGGGGCTTGTTCTCTGGAAGGACAGCGGCACGGGAAGCGGCAAGTGGGCACTCGTGCGGCTAGCGGGCGGCGGCAGTGCTGCTGGCGGCATCGTCCGTGGCACGTTCTCGGCACCGTGGGCGAAGGGCTCAACGAAGACCGTCTCCGATGCCGTGACGAGCGGCAAAACGTATGCCGACGTCAAGAACTACTTCGCCGCAGTAGGTGGCACCGGCAGTAAGGCTTGTGCCATTGCCTATGTTGGCACTGAGTGGATCCTGATTGCTGCGGAGTGCTGACGTATGGCGATGCTAGGTGGAGAGTGCTCGTCGTGCTGTCAGCAATGCCAATCCTTTGCAAAGTTCGAGTGGATTGACGAGCCTCCGCCGTCTCAGGCAGGCCAAACAATCGCTGGCATTGAGGACGTTGGTTTTTGTTCGTGCTACTGGTCTAGCGGCGTCCCGCTCATGATAGACCTAAACCCGATTCCGCCCGTTCTGCCTGGATGCAAACTGCTTGGTGGCGTAAATCGCGGCGGCTTGAGGAACTCGCGCGGCTACCGTTTCCAGTTTGGTGTTTTTGGCTATTCGCATAGTCCCATTACAAACGCCGAGCCAGGCACTGAGTCAGGGTTTCCGGCAAGCATTATAGAAGGGCTGGATTTCGTTCAAGGACTACCGCAACCATACTTCGGCTGCTTCAACAGTTTTCGGTGTTCTTTCTTAAAAGTGCATGGACCTGAGCTTCGATTGCAAATTAGAGCCAGCTATTATGATGACATTTTGCTTGGGATGCACTCTACTGGGACAGGAGACGCGATATTTGAGGGTGCGACAATCCCTAACAGCATTACCGGGACAGGAAGCTATCGATACAGAATTGTCGCATCAACGGAGCAAGAAGTACGCGAGATTAACGCCGCCAGTATTGGAGTATCGCTAAAGGATTGCGGCGGGACGTATTTTGCACCTCCCGATTCGCCTTGGACGGCAGAAGTTGAGGCTGACGAAGTCCCGCCCGCCGCCGGGTCGTTTTTTGACAACTTCCCAAACAGCGTATGGGGACCGTATTTTCCCAACGGCACTATCGAGTCGTGGTCGAATACGTTCACAGCCACCACGCTCACTTCAGCGGTAAACAACGAGCCGTTGCTGTGGACGCTTCCGGCTACTTCCGTGCCGTATCTGAGCGCGTCTGGCGTTATGTACGGCGTGACTCTTGAGAGTTTGCCGGGCACATCACTTAGGATAGCGACGGCTCTCAATGCGGCAGTGGCCCCGTACTCGTTCGGCGGCTCGGGCAACCCGTTCAGCAATCCGGGGGGCGCTGCATGCGCTGGGTGTCAGGTGCGCTATCAAGCGTCTGGCGTGCTTTCTCGCACACGAATCCTTAGTCCTTTCACTGGCAGCCAAGGCGGCTTTGTGCCTACTCTGTCCGGCGCGTACGTCCAAGACATTCTTTATTTCGACGACGTGCTTAGCCCATGCTTTAATGCGGTTTCTGATGCAACGTGGGAAATGTCTCCGACGCGGCGACAAATTTACCTTGGGTATTGGGCTGGCGGATTTTCGTACCCACAGACTTTCTACACTTCGTCTCCCGCCACCGTCACTGTGACGATAAAGCCATGAGCCTTGCCGATGCGTCGGATGCTTTGCTGCGACGCGGCTTAAGCGGCAGTGTTGTCGCTAGGTTGGTGCTACTGTTGAGCAGGGCTGGAAGCGACTGGGTGAAATCCAACCGCCTTATCCCAGAGAGGTGGATTCAAGATGAACTTGTTGCGGCGGGCCTGTGCGATCATTGCGAAGAGGCTGCCGCCGCAGCCGTGTCAGAGTGCCTTGCTGGCGATGATTGGATGCCAGCCCTTCCGCGGCCGCCAGCACCATCACCCGACCTCGCCCGCCGCGACGCTCCAAGCTTCCTCACCAAGGTGAAGAACTTCGCATCTGCCGCCGTCTCGCACGTCGCCGCAGGGATGCCGATGGCGAGCGACGAGGAGATCATCAGGCGGCACGACATCTGCCTGACGTGCGAGCATCTGGAGAACAACGCCTGCAACCTCTGCGGATGCCCAGTGTCGAGAGTGACGGGCTACGTTTCAAAACTCAGCTGGGCCGACCAGGAGTGCCCGGCGGGGAAGTGGGGCAAGGTCACGCCATCCGCTTGACAGTGCTGCCACCCTAGTGGCATGGGACGCACCAAGCCACAGCCGAAGACCGAGGCGGTGATCCTGCCACCCGAGTTGGACGACGACGAGGAGCACGCTGGTGGCGGCATCCCAGACGAGGACGGGTGGGTGCATCTCAAAGGGAAGGAGCCCCAGCGTGAAGACGAAACGCCCAAGCGTCGCCGCACTAGCCGACGCCGTGCGTGAGCGTGTGCGTGGCGTCAAGCCCGGCCCAAAGCCGTGGCTGGACCGTCTGCCGCTTGACGTGCAAGAGCAGCTGCTTGACGTGCGACGCCGCTTTCAGTCTGGCGATTACGGGGCTGCATCTGCACGCGAGATCGGTCAACTGGTAGCCGAGACTGCCGCAGAGCGGAAGTGGCTCGTCGCAGGATGGAAGGAGATTTCCCTATGGCTGCGAAGATAGGCGACGCAATCAAAGCCAAGGTGCCGCCGACCAAGCGGGCCGACGCCGAAGAGGTGACGCAGTCGCAATCCGGCGACGTGCTAGAGGCACG